CTCATGCTTACATGTTGACTGAACAAGATATGTACCGCAGTTGCACCTAACACGACGAGTGGCAACTTCCATCTCAACTTCATAGATAGCTAGCGGACTATCCTGCGGCGGCAGGAACAACTGTAGTACTCGCCATTCAGAGGTCATAATAGTCCTCACCTGAACATCACCTGCATGAACATTTCGGCAACGTCTAGACCAGTATGAGATAGCGGTACAGACGTTGGGACCAATGTTGGCAGCCCTTTATTGAACCGCCTTGTCAGTAGTCCTGACACCATAGTATCTGCAAATCCGCTCGCTGACTTGTGATGCTCTCCAATTCCTTGTATGACCATCAAATCTGAGAACTTATCAATAGTAGTATCAAATGTACCTTCTTCTAAGATGTCATCAATATGTACCCAGGTGGCAGACTTAGCAAAGCCCTCACCTACAATGGACTGTACTAGTGCTGATGCTACCAACGTACTTCCCTTTCCCACTAACCACAAACCTTTACCGCATAGTGTAGATTCAGATGCTTTCAGAATCCTATCATTGCGGAAGGCATGAGCATATTTTCCTACTGCACCTTCAGGGGCTGATCTGTCGATGACTTTATTTAGCTCTTCCTGGGCAATCTTTTGTAAATGAAGTGGGATACCAGAAGCCTTGATAGCTGCTAGTGTACCTACATTGACCATGCTGATAAATCCTGTCCCTCGATTTCTGCTTCCGCTGAAGACGTTACAGTCCTAGCACGTAGGTTGTCAATATTGACCTTGATGTAGTGTAGAAACATCTTGTGGGCGGGAACTTCATTTCCAATCTTTTTGCTGTAATCGGAATCAAAGAACTCGTCTAGTAACTGAGCTGCCTCCTGTGGTGTAACACCATCTCGCTTCTTGTACCCAACTAAGCCAGCTGCTAGTTCCTTAGCCTGAACACCAACACCGATAACTGGGGCTTTCCAAGCAGCGGTTAGATTGGCTGCATTGTGCTGAGCAAGACGTAACTTGAACTCTCTGCCTACGTCGGTCATGCTCCACTCTGATCTGGGCCTAGTTCTGTGGTACTTATGAGAACTTTTTGTTTGTGGCGGATCAAACTTTCCGATTCCTGCTACATCATCAGAATCGTCGTAATACCTCACTTCAAGTACTCCTGCACTCTCTTGGTGGATTTTTCCACCCTCTAAGACCTCGTTAGAGGGATTAGAGTTATCTATTAGCTTATTAGCTTTACTACTTACGCGAGGAATGAGCGCTAAACGCTCATCAGAGATCACTAAAGGCTCAACAGAGTACACTGACCTCATGACACGCTTGATCAAATTTAGATCAATGAGGGAGTTGACCACACGGCGTGCAGTAGCCATACTGCAATTCAGAACCCTGGCTAAATCAGCAGTTCTGGTATATGAGGTAGAGTCTACTACTCTAGATTGAATGTAATGATACGCCATATACTCATTCGGCGATAGATCGAACAGATTCATGTGTTCCCGTCTTCGGTTAGGTTTCGATCATCCACCTAACCGGTCAATATGTCAAATCATAGCTTTTTGGTGAGTCCAAAAAGTAAGTTGCCCAAGAAAGTACTTCCTAGTGCTACAAGTATTAATGGTGTTCCACTTAGTCCTAGTAAAAATAGAACTAGTACAGATACAGAAAGTGAGAACAATAATGTAAATAGCGGAGTGTTAAAAAGTTTATACACCACTTTAGTATTAACTGGAACATACTCCAGCATAGCTAGAGCAAACCCTAATACTAGGGAAGACACTATAAGAGGTTCTACCATGTAGAGGTTACTTCAATCTGTCCAAATTCATTGATGAAGCCATCAAACGGAGCACTCCATACATACTTACCTTCACGTATATATGGGTTACCCAAAACATATCCATCAATTACTGTTCCGGTGTAGTCATATTCTGAGACTATTGCATTCATAATGATACCTCATCAATCTCTATATTACCAAGTTCATCAATTTCGCCGTATGGGAATGCAGAGTCGTCCCAGCATATATACAGGTCAACTAAAGAGTCTCCTGGTTGCATTGGACTGCCATCTACTCTAACAGGTGCCAAAGGTGCACCTAAAGTAACACCACTTACAGACATACCTGTGTGGTCTGTCTTGCTTCTAAGTAATCCCATATTTTACGCTCGCTTGTTGTAGTAGTCTGTAATCATAGTAATTAAAGTCAGAGGCAATGCGGTACGGAACACAGCAGCAGCAACCAACTCGCCGTCTGCGTAGTTGCCCGCTCCGATGTACACGTTTCGAGAGTTAGCCATCGAGCCGAAACCAGAGAGGCTTACCGTCGAGCCGAGAGTCCCGTTGATGAACTCACCGAGGGTCTGTGCTGTTCTATCCACTCGGAAGCCCATCACGGCGAACGCGCCTGAGGTCGTAGTCGCGCCTGTACCGGCAGTGTTCTTCAGTGTGGAGCCGTCACCCAAATATGCTTGTGACGCATTCGTAGTCCCTACTGAGTTGAACCCCCACCCGGCTGCTACTCCACCCACCACGTCGCGCTTATTGATCCATGACTGATAGTTTGTAGGTGTCGCCCACTGCCTCACGACCGCCAGCACTGTGAAGTCATCACTGGCCCCGAAGTCCAGTAGAGGCGAATCGGGCACCTCCATGTAGTCGTCCGTGCCAAACAGCCACTTGGACTCCGTGACGCACGCGGTCTTGCGGCCAGACGTGGCACGGTTGATCGTAACGGTCTGCCCCGTGGTCGCGATGAACGAGGTTGAGGAGCCAGTGACAACGGCCATATCCACATCGAGCACCGTCGTCGCGCCTACGCTGCCTGGGTTACCACCCGCACCAAAACCGGATTGAGCGATGACACGATATACGCGGCCCGCCAGGGGGTCATTCGTAGCGTTGCGCGCGCCAATCTCGAACAGGCCAGTGCCGGTCAGGATCGCCGCGACCGTTGAGATGGTGTGAGTCGTGCCAATCTGTGTCCATGAAATGCCATCGGTCGACTTCCAGAAGCGCGCGCTGCAACCAGAGGCTCCATTATCTGCATCGAAGGTGACTGCGAGCCATATGTCAGCGCCTGCCACGACCCCTGCCGTCGCCAGAGAATCCTGCGAGTTGAGGGAGCGGAACGATCCAGTTCCTGAGTCGCGCCATTGGAATTCCAGCACTCCGGAATTCTTCAGTGAGAACTCGTAGGCCTCAGTACCCTGCCGCTTTCCCGCAAGGCGACTCGAAGAGCCAGCAGGTGCTACCGAATCAAGATTCACCTTCACAATCAGAGTGCAATCGCCCGTGAACTGCAGGTTCGAGGCGTTGGGAACCGAACAGGAATTGCTCGCCGCGCCAGGGAAGTAGACGTATGGAGTTCCTTCATACTCCAGCCACTTAGGATCGTTGGAGTCAGAAGACCCACTAGAGCCTAGTGTAGCATTTAGAGATGATCCTCCGGTACCTCGGTTAGTTACAGTTTGAGAAGAGGTTGAGTAATCAGCATCCAAAAATAGTACGGCTAGGCGAGAAATCAATTCATCCATAGTCTCTGTACTAGGAATAAAATCTACAGCATTGTTAATTACTGGGGAATCTCCCCAAAGAAGAACTCTCCAACTAACCCCAAGAGGCAAATAGTATTCAATAGTGTCTGATAGTCTAGAAAGTTTTGTTGGCTTACTTGGGTAGAGAGTAGAGATACTTGCGGATGGGTTTTCATACCAATTCGTATCTGCTCCTTCTGTGTCTCCAAGTGCGCCAGAAAAAAACATTTCTACGTGTGAAGCGTTGGCAAATACTAAAGTATCTATGTAAATGGTACCCGTACCAGAGAAAGACACTACCCCGTAGACAGAGTCTTCAGGTGATAGAATAGTAAGTTGGTTGGTAGTCCAATCAGACGGAGCGCTAAAACTAGTATCATCCGAGGTGCTGATAAGAGTAAAATCTTCGTCGTACCATTCAATGTAGGATGACAGAGTGCCGCTTCCTTTTGCTGCGATACGTAGTGTGTAGTACTCCGATGTCTTAACTGTAGTAGGTAGGTGGTAAGCTAAAAAGCTAGAACTCCCAACAAGTTTTAAGCTCTTGGTACCACTTAGGTGTTCATCAGTGGCAATAGATACAGTGCCTGTATGTGCTTGGTAATAGGTAATAGTGGTATCATCTATAGAAGGGTCCATAATCTGGTTAACAAGTACAGGATTACACACAATATCTACACTTCTAGCGTCCCAGTAGTAAAATGTGGACTGAGTCTCTCCGAAGTAAAGCATATCTATGTCGATAGAGTTAGTAGCACTTCCTTCTACAAAGATGTATAGCTGCACATACTTAGCCCCATCCACGACCTCGAACGTAGATGTTACTTCTGCCCAAGAAGAAGAGGTGGTTATTGTGTCCCCGTTCAGGCTATCTACTAAAGCACCTTCACCATCTAGATACCTAATACCTACAGTTACGTCAGGAGTTCCTGATATTGCTTTAACAGGAACCACAAAAGTGAAGGAGTCTCCAACCTCGGAACCGTGAGGTACAGGTATTGATAGTAGAACATTATCTAGTGGTAAAAGTATTTCAGCACTCACGCCGGATAGTACTACTCTTCCAACACCTTCTCTTTTAAAATCATAAAGAGGACCAGTTTGTGAGTCATATAGATCGCACTCTATAACGGTAGTGCCATTCACAGGAGTGCTAGTTAGAGTCCCACCATCAATCTCCCAAGACCCAATACCAGTTTCGAATGAAGCATCGTCTAGGTTCAGTATTAAATTGAAGCCTTCATAAACACTAGTATCCCAACCAGTTAGTGCCTTAACATATGAAGAAATGCCCTCAATAGACCCCTTATTCTGGTAAATATACCCAGCCTGCTTAAATAGTCTATGTGCAGCGGCAGTGCCAATTGTGTACTCATTGGGCATACCAATGCTGGCAGCTCTGGTTGGGTCTAGTCGTCTTACAACTTCATTGTTACGGCTATCTGGTAGTAGGGAATCAATATGTCCAGCCCATTCATCAAATGTAAGTGCGAACCCCTTCAGAAACCTGGCTAGGGTACCATCATAATCTACCGGCTCAAGAGGGTTGAAATTTTCACTAGTGAAAATTGAAGGTAGATTTTCAAGTAGATACTTATGCGTTCCACGATCTAGAGGTATAAGAACCGAAGTTGCTGCATCCTTAACCCAAGCAAGGTCATCCAGAACGAACAATGTGTAGTAACACCATCCAGGTGTTAGGTGGGCACCACTGTTTGTTGCGTTATCTGTGTACTCAAACTCTGAGTTACTTATGTTTCCACTAGAAATTACATACCCTTCATTTGGGTATTCGGCAGCTCCATTGTAAGATCGAACAAGAAGGTAATCCTTACCAACTCTGTCTGGTACTACTACACGTACAGTGGTCTCGTCATAGTCAGTAACTCTGGCAAGGAGACCAGATGAGGAAAGGTTACCTGCAGCACCATATAAGGCAGTATCATAAGAGAATGTACCATATCTAGCCATTAACTTCTACCGCTTTCCATTTACCTAAAGGGCACTCTGCCATTGCTAAAGTAGTTTTAGTATTCATCAAACAATTGCATTCTTTACACTGATGAATAATCGGTCTTAATTGTGGACACTCTAGACAGATAGCCATTCGCGCTTGCTGAGTTTCATTATTTACTCTGTTATTCCTTTTTAATAAATCTATTGGTGTTACTTTTTTAGCCTCTACCGGTTTTTCAAAGGCATTCTGTTCAGCCAAAAGCTTTTCGTGCAGGGCTAATTCTTCTTCTAGAGTCACGCATTAACCGCCTTACCCCAAACACTACCAGTCAAGGTGTAGCCTGACCCGCTGTAATCGGTCAAGGCTCTGTTATAGCAATCAATAGCTCCACGGTAGTAGCAATCATCTGGACATCCTCCACCACACAGAGAAGGTTGTTGAGTTCCTGGTCCTACGCCACAAGTTTGACCAGTGCTAACATTCAAGTACCCAGAAGGACAGCAAGTGTCTCCTCTTGGACCACATCCTTCATCTTCAGGAATAGTAGAAGCAACCCCCGTGGCGTACCACTGATGAGCAAGAGTAAGGGCTGTAGAAGCTGTGCTTTGTAGACCACCAGCAAATTTGGCTGTAATGGTCGCTGGAGTTCCAACAGACGTAACAGCAAAGTCAGAGCCTGTCTGTGTACCACCACTTACGGTATATGTAATGTTTGAGGCCCAGTTACTAATTGTAAAATGCCCAGGATTGGATGGACTGTAAGTAAGAATAGGTGCTGCTGGTTTTGCTACACGACCAAGAAGTACAGGACTTATAGCCATTATGCAAGGTCTCCAGTTACTAGCCAAGTGTTGGCAGCAGTCTTCACAGCGGTAGCCAGAGAGTACTGAGCGCGTAGACCAAGACCAGGTGTAGAGTTAACAGTGGCTCCAGTTCCTGCTGCAAATGATACGGCTGCTGCTCCTGATCGTACTACAGGCACAGTAGAGCCTACTGGGAAGGCAATGTCCGTGTCTTGAGGAAGGGTAACCACGATTGCAACCGTAGCATGGCTAGCTGTATGCACTTTGTGTACGTCTACTAGTGCTGGCGTAAATGAGGCAGTCTTGGACTGGAATGTTAAATCACCAGAAGGTCCTCCATTAATTGCTGACCATGGGATATTGGTGAAGGTGTTAGAGCCTCCATCCATAGTCTTATTAGTTAGAGTCTGTGTTTTGGTGGCTCCTACAATTCCACCTGTAGCACCATGGCTGCTAGTAAGAGCAGCATGAGTAGCTACTTCGACATTAACAAATGCAGTAGTGGCAATCTGAGTGGTGTTTGTACCCCCAGAGGCAGTGGGGGCTGCGGGGGTACCCGTAAAAGTTGGGGAAGCCAAAGGGGATTTAGCTGCCAAGTCAGAAATTAGGTTGCTAATAGCAGACTGTGGTACGGCACTAATAGTATTAGACCCGCCGTTAATCGTTTTGTTAGTTAGGGTCTGTGAATCAGTGGTTCCTACTATAGCTCCAGAAACACCGTGGCTTGCGGTTAGCGTTGCGTGTGTAGAGACAGCACTGGTTACAAAAGCGGTGGTAGCTAGCTGAGTAGTGTTGGTGCCACCAGAGGCAGTCGGGCCAGAAGGCGTACCAGTGAATGTAGGAGAGGCCACATTGGCCTTTGTTGCTAGGGTTGAATTGTGCTCAACCAGTCCGGCCTCGATATTTAAGAATCGTGCTGTGACAGTGGTATGGCTACCTGGGGTAGTAAAAGAACCACTCCATGTTGACACCAACGTACCGGTACCTAGGGTAGCCTCGATAGAGTTTACTTCAGTCTGAACGTCATTTACATGGGCAGCAAGAACAGTATCCACTAAGTCGATCTTAGTTGTGAATGTCTTGATACCTGTAGGGAATACAGCAGCCATTGGTCACCTCGAATTAAAGTCTATTATGGATGGGTCTCTATATATGCCTGAACTGCCGCCATCTGGGTCTCTAAGGTTTTAATCCTGTTTATCAGACGATTGTATTCTGGATCAGTCTTGGTAGAACCAATCCACAAAGGGAAGTTTACGTCCCCAGCCTCAAAAACAATCCATACCTGACTACCTAGTGGTGGCGTTACCACGTACCCACCCGACACTAAAGGAGGTATCCACTCACTAGTAGAGTCTCCAGTAATTACTGGAATCTTAGCCTTGATGCTGCCTCTATTAGCGGGGTCTCTAGTATCTACTACCATTCCTCGGTATGCGCCAGCAAACTTCATCAGATGCCACCTGTAGAGTTAATAGTAATATTAGGGTCTAGTGTTAGAAACACTGTATCAGGATCAGAAACTAGAGTAGTTACTGCGTCTGCATCACCGAACCTCTTTAGAACAGAAACAGTAACACTAGTAGTGATACCAAGAGAAGATACAAGAGCCTGTATACCAGATGGAGAAATAGTGGCTCCGAACCCAATCAGAGAATAATCTAGGCGCTCAAGAAGCGCATTTTTAATAGTAGACTCTACTGCATCATTGTTTAGGGAAGGCAGTGCTACCACATCTATAGTGGCTACTACATATTCGTATGATACATCGGCTATATAAAGGGTAGTTCCAGCGAGAACTTTTTGGGAAACAAAATCATACACTGAGTCCTTAAGGGATTCATACTCAGTGGTCGTAACCCAAGCAGATCCATTGTAACTATACCCAGGTCTCTCTTCAGCTCCACCAAAATTACGAGAAGGGGCGATAGCTAGAGAAACAGAACTAGGAGTGGAAGACTGTGCACTTGCCTTACCGCATCCAGGTACCTGAATAGCAAGAGACTGGTAATCCTCAAGGGTAACCGCACGGTTGTTAGCTCTATAGGCCTGAGAAGCATTTGTTCTAATGGATGCCAGGTCTTCCGGATCGGCTCCACCAGTGGTGTTGCTAACATTGGTTACACTCATAGTTCCGATAAGAATAGCTACCTCTCCAGAAGTAAGGCCTGGAACTACACTAATCTCTGTTATTGTATTAGACGCTAGGTTACCATTTGTCCCTAGACATGACCTGTATCTAACATAAACCGTGTGACCATTGCTGGGGATTTGCCCACCAATACCATCACCAAACTGAATGTAGGTGCTTCCGTACCCATCATCACGTACAGAGAATACCTTGTCTGTGCCTGAGTAATCCTGTAGACGCTGGACCTGTGTCCATGGCAGGTAGTTTACGCCGTCATATACAGTTACTTGTACACTGTCCTTAATAATGTTTGTGGTGGGTACTCTAAACAGAGCGTTAGCTGATCCTGAGGAAACGCCTATTACTGTGCCATTTCCTGTGGCTGGCAGTGTCTCACCCTGCACCACCTCTACGGTTGCTACATCTCCATCCTCCACAGTTACTGAAGAAACTGTTTCAAAAGGAACTTCAATTATGAATCCGTCCTTATTTACAGAGGCTACTACTACAGTCCCTGCTGGTAATGATTTATCCGTAACATCAGTATTGGAGAACGTCACTATACCTCTAGCCGGAATCCATCCTGCTGGTTCATACCCAAGGTCACGTGAAAGTGCTAAAACAGACGAACGACGTGAGGCGGTAGCAAGTGCAGACTCGTTTGCCGCACGGTCAATGTAGTAAGATTGAAGGTCCCCAAGGTGGGCAAAAGCCTCAACCAGGATTACACCAAAATCGTTAGGATCAGTGCCGTCCCACTCAGGTACAAATATACCAACCCTTGTAAGAAGGTCGGACCTAATAGAAGCGTAGTCCCTAGAAGTATAGTCAATCTGTGGTGGGATTGGATCAGCCATTAGAACTCCACAACAATAGTTACTTGGTCGCTCTCTAAAGCGACTGGGGTCGAGTAGTTTACAGATACAGAAACTTCAGCCGATACTGGGTCTTGCATTATGTCCACACCTAGGTACTTAAGATCAGGCAACCACTGACTAAAGGTAGAAGTTACATCGGAGTCAAAGGTGATAGCAGCATCTTCAGTGTTGCCGAATAGCTGAAGTGGAGTCGCACAGCCATAAGATGGGCGCATAATTCTAGTCCCTAGAGGGGTAGTGACTGCTGCTTTAGTACGATCAGCCCATACTTTTTGAGGGTCGGTGGTAGTTATTACCTTGCCGTACCCGTCTATTCTGAATGGAAGACTAATAGATTTCATAGCTATAGTATCTACTACTTTCGTTTAAACGGAAGGGTAAAGAGTGGTAGCCGGGAACAAGACAGTACTTGGGTAGCTTGTGGTATCCAGACCATCGTTGCCAGTAAGCAAACCATTGTTGGGGGTCAATGACATACCAGGGGATGTACTAGTCCACCCAACACTGTCTACGTACATAGCAGAAGCACTCCCACTCCCGTATATACTCTCAATCGTTATATCTCTAAATGGCATAAGCCTAGGAGGCTGTGAATACTGCTGGCTAACCTCATCGGTGCTTACTACGGCTTCACAGTAGTATTCATTCCTCTCAATGTGGTGCTGTACACGCTTAGTTATCCACCAACCAGCAGATTCATACGATCCAGTATCTATATATACAGGGTGGTATGGTGCCAGTAAGGGTTCCCCAGTACTTATAAGTTTAGCGTCAAATGCCATCTGCCCTCTATCAGCCATGCCTCTAGCTATAGATCGAGCCTCTTCTCTGGTGTAAGCAATTACGTCTGGGTAAGAGCGCTCAAATGGAGCAGTGTACTTTTTCCCAATACGAATAGCAGATACAGGGTACTCTTTTATATCGACAAAATTAGTGTCTTCGGGACCAAAAGATGTAACAGTCGCAGCATCCGCCAGATCATCTGGGTCGTCTGATGTATCTCCGATAGAGGCAGTAAACTCAAGAATTCTGGCAGTATCTGTATCTGAAGACGCATAGGAAAACTGAGCGGCCCCAGAACGGAAAATTTTAAGCATATCAGATAGTGGTAGGAAGTAAATAGTGGTTCCTTCCACACGTAGGGCATACCCACACATTTTTGCTAGATCATTAATAAGTTCCCAATAGCTGCCACCTGTCTGGGTTATGGTCTTCTTGCGCAGCGTATGTTGAACGGTTATAACTTTGAATCCAAGCATCTTACCTATGGACTGAACTACCTCAGGACCCGTCTTATTTCTCCACGTATTCCTTGATGTAGCCCTAAATTGTCTAGAGGCAGCAACACATGTGATAGTGTGTATGAAGGCATTGTCAATAGTCTGGGCAGGCTTAATCTTAGCTACTGATCCTATAAACACAGCCTCATCATCTCTGGCTCCATAATTAATAATCACAGAAGTCCCTGGACCGAGCGTGTCGCTGTATGACGGAACGAAAGAACTGAAAGAGAACGTACAAACATCGTGTTTATTTATGTCCTGTAGAATCTCTAATGATCTCCATATAATTCTTCCCTTCACCTCAGATTTTGGGAAGGTAACAGAGAACCAGCCAGGAGAACTCATCTAATCACCACACTTGCTCCGTGAGGTACAGTAAGAGGATCAATATACTCACTATTCTGGTCGAAAATCTTCCACCACAAATGTGCCTTGTCCTCTACAGTTTTTCCTAGTATGTCTACTCTATCTCCGTCCTTCCATCTGTGAACAATAGAATGGGTAGAGGAAGGAACCACAGTCCTAAGCACCGTAGGTACAGTATTCCCAGTCTTTGGATCTCGGATAAATAGAATTTCGCCATCGGCGTACCTACTACTTAATCTAATCATTCTGGTTCCTCTGATGGTATAGGTCCGTAATGAACACTGCCGTCCGCGCCTTGGTAGTAGTACTTGTATTGAGATTCTACCTGCCCAGTCCAAGGAACATAGTGCTGTCCTGCAAAGTATTCCTTTGCTAGACCTGTAAGTCTTGCTCCATTTGCTAGCTGTGCCGCACTATTTGGGTCAGATGTGTCCTGCTGTAAGTCGGGTCTTTCACCCTTAGCATCAGGGAATCTAGCAAAGTTAACAGAGACCTCGGTAAACATCGGTATCATCTCTTGGGTGAACTCTCTATGTGTGTATGATATAGAAGAGATTCTTCCCCAGTAACGCTGTCCGTGCTGAGCCTGATTTACGCCGTCGGACAACACATAAGAAGTATTACTAGTTTTAGCCTCTGTCAGAGTCTTGGGAGAGAAGTCAAGAATAAGAGGTAGTCCAAATGCTACACCAATATCCGCAGTAGTTCCCCTAAGATCAGTGACATAAGGACGACCAAGCATAGTTCTGAACAGGTACTCCAGATCATAACCACTGCCTCTAGTAGTTATGCCCTTTACTTCTTGATCACTTAAGTTTCGGCCATAAAAGTACTTCATGTCTTTATTGCCAAAACTTCCCTTTCTAAGCATGGTCACATCTTCAATACGATTGATAATCAAAGAGAAGTTAACTAGTGGGAGGCTAGGAGGAGCAATAGGCATAGCCCTACTGGTTCCAGAAAGGATCAGCGCAGGATCAATAGTTTTGTTTTCCGCATTGACAGAAAAGTCAATAGTAGACGGGTTGTAATGAAACTTAAACCCAAACCTAGTATCACCAATAGTCTTGAAGTTCTTGTACTGAGGATTTGTTACACCCCAAGAAGAATCTCCCTTATCTGTTACAGCAGTCCCAAAGTCCTGGTAGATAACGCCTTTATTTAGTGAACGAACCTGTAGAGAGTCCGGACCTAAGATATCATTTCGTCCCGTGTTGGGGTTGGTTGATAGCTCGTTCTTTCTACTGTCAGCGTATGCCCCACTAGCAAAACGATTGATAGGCGGGTTGAACTCAATAAGGTTGCTGGTAGTTTTACTGCCAGCCTTGTTGTAGTTATATGGATCAGGCTTTGCCATTAGTTGTTCCCCAAGTATGTTAGATAAGACAAGTCGCCAATGAATTCATGAACTGTAGTATCAGCCCTAGTAAGCCTCTCTGTACTACCAGTGTCAGAGTATGCCTGTAGAGCGTCTGCACTTCTCTGTACATATGCCCCAGAAATTAGCAAAGACAAAGGATCAGTGTGTGGATCAACAATGTCTGATGATCTCATCGTGACCTCAATCTATCAATAACAGAATCACTTTCCATGTCTTGCTTCACCCACTTAGCAAACTTAGTAGCTTCTTCTCGTGAAACACTAGGGACGTTAACATTGATTGTTACGTTAGTAGTACCCTTTAGTCCGTTTATTCCACCCTGAAGAAGTTCCTTAAGTTGAGTAGTCTGGTACGCAGGAACAATCATCTCACCAGCGTGTGCGTTAACTAGTTGGTCCCTAGAAAGCATCATTCCAGAAGAAGCACCAGGGTAAGAAGCATAGTATTCAGCAGCCCTACCATAAGTAGGTGAGACCCAAGAACCCCAGTTCTTACCACGCTGTGACATATATGCAGCAGCCCTAGCGTTGACCTCTGGATCGAATAGTGATTCTGGCCCATTGTATCCAGGCACATGCTTTCTGAATTTGCTATCCCTGTCTGGGCCAAGCTTCCCAAGCATGTTGATTTGGAACAGTCCGTAAGAGTTGTCGCCAGTAGCCTTGTTTGTGTTGTGGGAGTTAGCGTGTCCTGAGGACTCACGCATAGCAATAGCGTACGCTTCCCTCAGGTGCTGCCCCTTAAATCCAGCCTTTTGTAGAACTCCAATTAGCCCCTTAGAACCAACCACACTCTTAGTAGCTCCGCCAAGAGAAGACCCACCGATAGAGGTAGGGTTAGCAGAAGTACCAGGAGAGGAAGTGCTGTTTGCATCTCCGCCCATTATTGGGTTACCTAGGCTACTAAGAATTCCACCAGCACTCAGCCCACTCGTCATAGCGTTAGGGTTACCAAGGATATCTGATCCACCAGTTGAGGGCTGAATATAATTAGTCCTACTGATAGCAGCAGAGGTAGCACTTGCTTCTGAACTAGCAGCCCCGCCAACGTCAGCAGAGTCACCACCAAAGTAAGGCTTAGACCATCCGTAGTAGGTTCCCCAGCCACCAAGCTGGCGAGTACATTCCTCTAGAGACATCTGAGTTGGAGTACCACCAACGTGAGTGGTACTAACAGTAGGTCCACTGCTTACTACTACTGCAACGTGTCCTGAATTACCTACGTTCCAGAAAACAAGTGCGCCTACAGGAGGGTTCTTATCTCCAGGGTACTTGTACTCATCAGGGATTGCCTGCCAGTGAGCGCGAGCAGTTTCATACCCAGAATGAGCAAGTCCGTATACGTTAGCAACGTAACGATCACACAAGCCGTCGAACTGTCCAGTCATTGACTGTGATGCAGCCGCCCAAGACATAGCAGAGGAAGTATCTCTAGGAAGACTTCCTCCCTGTCCGCTGCCAAATGTAGAACCAGAGCCCTCACCAAAAGTGCCATGCCCAGGAAGGGTTCTTATCCATGTACCATCTCCAGTGCGTGTCATTGTTGAACCGTCAGAAGTTGTAGTTGTAGTGCCTACTGGGGCACCAAACATAAGATCCTTCACTGGTCCTTCTGGCATAACCATTCCTGCAATAGCAGCAGCACCAGTTGCAATAATGCCACCCTTAATTCCACGTAATCCTGTTGTCGCTGAAGGAGCAGATGTACTACCACTTCTGTTAAAAGGTACGACCTTCGGGTTACGAGTGAATATGTTTTTAGCAGCTCCTAGGAGGCTTCCTCCACCGGCCAGTACTCGGGCACCAAATGATCCTGCCAACCCACCCAGGAACCCACCTAGTCCACCAAGTTCTTGTGATCCCATAAGAGAGTCTGTTGCTCCCTTAGTACGCATACCAAGCTGCCCAAAGGGGGAGTTGATGATGGCATTCATGCTCTTGTTAAAGGTGTCAATAACTACAGCAGCGTCTTGGAAACCTTGTATAAGGGCGTCTGAGGCGTCAGCAATATTCTCCATACGCCCTTGCTCAAGTTTCTGACGAGTCCCCCACGGCTGGTCCTCGGTCCTTACACCGGCACCTGAGACTACACCAGAAGCAGAGTTCTTACCCCTAGCCTTATTACTGTAACTTACAGAGCGTCCGCCTGCCTTGACCTTAATTCTTAGAGCGTCAAGAACGTTCTGGTAAAGTTCTGGGTTACCCCCAAACAGGGTAGACATGTCAGAGCCAACCCAGCCACCCATAAGATCAGCTTCAAACTGAATCGGGTCAACCTTGGCTGTAGATGATCCGTACCAACGTAGCCAAATCTGATCAACAATAGACTGAAGGCCACCAGACTTTCCAGTCTTGGGGTCAGTTACAAAGATTCCGAAGGATGCTAGGTTACCAACTACTCCTTGTGATCCCTGCTGTAGAGAAATCATACCAGCAGTAGTAGACTCGTTAGAGCGTCCGCTGAAAGAAGAGAGGAACCCAGCCTGGTTCATAGTAGAACCAAAGCGAGAGCTTGCTGGTCCGATACCAGCATTAGTCATCATTGATGCAGCGTTTACGCCAGTAGCATCAAACCCAGAACCAAAGCTAGCCTTTACAGAGCCGAATACACTGGGTGAGTTAAATCTGCCTGAGGCAGCAAAAGAAGTATTGAAGATTTCAGACTTGTACTTGTACGCATCATCCACACCAGGAACTGAGTTCCACATAGCGCCAATACCAGCAGTAATGACTCCGAGAGAGGTAGCCATAACTCCAGTACCACCACCGCCAGCAGCGGAGTACTTATTTAGTACTGCTTTTGTCTGGTCGCTTAGACCCCCGAAGGAGGCAGCAGGGGCACCATTAACAGAACCACTAGATAGGGACTTGGCACTCTTTACTGAGTTCTTAATAGACTTTTCAGCCTGGATAAGACCGTTGACGATCTTCTCAATTTCTTTACCAACAGCCTGAACGTCATATAGAGTGCTCATATTCACCTACCTTTCTTATAGTACAGCTCCAACCAGTTAATTCGTTCTCTGATAGAGAGACTCTTCACTTCTTCTAAAGACCAGCCAGGGTAGGCTGACGAGATAGCTTCGAAGTCTTCATACAGATACCGGTATGTAGTTTCTCTACCCTCAATATACTTAGAACTGAAACAGCCCCGCTATTGAAAGCGGAACCTCCATATCAGCTCCACAGTTTGGGCACCCTACATGTAGGTCTTGTAACTGCGGCCCGAAGTTGCGCTCAGCAAGCTCGCGGTCAATAGCAGCTCTATCCTTAATGGATAGTCTACGTACTGCCCCAATCTTGTCGAGAATCAGTTCCGTATTTCCGATCTTCTTGACTGTATTAGCAAGTAGAACGGTTTTTAATTCTGCTAGAGTTTTATTGGACTCTGACAGCATTTCCATTTGAGTGTAACCAGTGGGTAGACTTACTATTGCTGTACCTTTTGAGGTCTCTACATTAAATAGAGTATCCTCCACACTAATCTCCTTTACAGGAGTTTCTTTCAGTAGGTCGATCTTTACTCTTACGTCGGTGCCACATGAAGTGCAGTACCTAATTGTTTCTAGGTCTTTTCCAAAAGTGGTTGTGTATACCCTAAGAAGTATATAATCACGGTCACCTACTAGTAGAGAGTTAACCAGAGTTTCGTCTGGCTTCTCATCCCCAACCCTTACAATACCTCTAACTAGCGCTGTGTTAAGAAGCCTAGCCACAGAGGTAGCCTTAGATAGGGCTTCCTCATCCGCGCCAGTTAGTTCCTTAACCTCAACCTCCTTTATAACCCTATCAAATTGAATAAGGCCACCAGGAAGGTTGAATACAGTGTCAGCAGGAGGAGCTGTAACTAAAGGCTTCTCTACTTCTACTGGTGCTTCCGCTAGTGCTGCTTGGATATTCTCGTTTGTTACTGGTACTGATTCCACAGTTAGTAGTCCTTGTTAGTTGTTAAATAAAGTTAGGTGCCGCCGTTAGATTTCCGTTAGAGTCCTGAGAAGCCCACTGCATATCCATGCCCTCATGCACTAGTGTCATCTGCTCTACGAATAGGGCGTTGTCACCAGCGTTTAGGTCTGAGTATGCAACGGTGGTTGGCCAAGCGTTGTACAGACGGAACTTAGCCACTACTAGATCGTCTCCAGCAGCTTCACTCTCACTAGAAGAACTTCCGAATGGCTGACCAGAATTGTAAGGAACTGGGTGGTTCAATACATGAATTTCTACGTCGGCGCGGAAAGAATCCTTAGTGTTATATGAGGTAAAGCCACCACTGACTGTCTGGAAGAGTCTCTTCATCCAGTTCCAGTTAGGAGCACCGGCAGAGCCAGGGATGGTTACACCGCGCTGGAAGGTAACTGGAGAGAATGTGCTCTGACCAGGAATCTGGTGAACAGTAGTGTTGTAGCCACCCTCACGATATGGAATACTTTCTGTGCTGATAGCGAGACCAGACACTGAAGTAAAGCCAATGGTATTGTCGAAGATTTGTGATCCGACAGTGCCGTAGGAGGTTAATGGTAGAAACTTTACCAAGAACCTAAAGTTACGAATCGGGTCTGATGTGATCGCCCCACGATTGTTAATGCTTGAAGACATCTAGACCTCTCTTAGATTCCTGTTTGCTGGGTTAGGTTAATACGGATAAACTCTGCTGGGTACTGTAGAGCGACACCAACTTCTACATTCAGAACACCATTGGCGATATCTGTTGCAGTGTTGTTCTCTCCATCTACCTTTACGTAGAATGCATTGGCCTTTACGTTTCCACGCAGACCACCCGCCTGCCAGAAGGAAGTTAGGTAAGCATCCACTACGGTCTTCACCTGGTTCCACAGGGTTACGTCGTTGTTCTGGTAAACTGCGAACAGTAGACGATTCTGAAGCTCGAAGGTGATCTGGTTAAGCGACCTACGAATGTTGATGAACCTGGTTGCATCAGTGGTCTTGGTAGTGCGGCCACCCATAATTGCAGGACCTACACCTGGGATGATACGGATAGCATTAACTGGTGGAGAACCGTCGGCCAAAGTATTAAGGTCAGTTGAAGTCCACTCAGTCTCTAGGGCTACAACTCCAGTTACAGCAACGTCTGGACCAGCAGGAGTCTTGAATACTCCCTTGCTAGAGTCAGTTGCAAGTACTGATCCTGCGACGGCGCCGCTCGGTGGTACCTTGCAGATAGCATCCCTGGCTGAAGATGTTGGGTCAGCAACCCATACCCAAGGAGCGTACACTCCAACGAAGGCGCTTGATGTTAGCGATCCTGCGAATGTAACGGCCTCAGTGGCAGTACTGTCTGCTGCGGGCTCTACTACTACGAAGCTTCCATTAGCAGCAGCGAAGGTAGAGAACTCATCAATAACATCAGTGTCAGTAAGTCCAGGAGAGAAAATAACTAGAGGGCGGTTTAGTCCACCAATAGCGGCTGTCACTCCAGAGTAGTCTGGGTCACCGGATCCGTCTGATCCACCAGACAGAGGGATGATGAAACTAGTTCCTGAAGCAATAGTCTTAGCTGACGATGCCTCTTCCCACTCAGCAGAAACGTAGTTTGAACGGTGTGACAGAATGTTAACAACGTCCTGGTGTCCGAAAGTATTTAGGTTAAGGTTGGTGAAGCTTTCTAGAACTAGGTCGTCACCAGAACCAGCAGTTACTAGGCCGGAAACGATGGTGTCAGCCACTCCTGCTTCCTTAAGAACTGTAAGGTCCCACAGGTTAGCTGAGTTCTTGACAAGCTTTACACGAATGTTGTTACCATACGCTCCTGCACCCTTAGCAGTAAATGTAATCCAGGTAGAGGCGTCTGTAGTCTTTAGGACACCAGCAGCAGAGTCAGCGTCATCCTTAACAATTCTCTGTACATACAGTTCAGTTCCTCCAGCACGGAAGAACATCTGCGCTCCGAAAGAAGCCACATAGTTTGTACTTAGGCCGCCATAGATGCTGCTGAACTGGTACCAGCTGGTAACTAGAGTTAGGGTAGAAGGGCCTTGTGGAAGCTCGGCTGCAAGAACGCCAGCAGCGTCAGTAACAGCAGCAGATTGTACAGGAGCAAGAATGGTGCTCTCTGTTACGTACACGCCAGGTGTTGGCATTTTGTCTCCTCTTAGATTGGTTTACAAGGGGGACCGAGTTAATGCTACGGAATAGTGATCGTTATGGTCGTTGTTAGGTCTGGGCTGGATAGGGCATCTGGGTAACTGCTGGTCTCTTCCAGGTTAATTGACTGAACCTGGTAGAAATACTTAGCTACTGCAATGGTAGGGATTTCACTAGAGACTCGCACGGTAAAGATGTTCATATACATCTTCTTGTTGTTCTCTACTAAGTCTCTTTTATAGCTTCCTAGCATGTCTAGCCGTCTTGTGGTCTGGTGAAGAATCTCATCTGGACCAGAAGTTTCTTTATACTCAGTTACTGACAGTGATCCAAACCTGTATGGAATCTTCTGACCTATTAATTGGGCCAAAATCTGACGGTCGTGCATAGGAGAACGAGCGTAGGAAGTAATCTGGTAATCAAGATTAATAGGAATAGGATACGGCATCGTCCAGTCGTCTGGTATCTGGTCCAGATCGTCTGGGAATACTACATTGTAGTACCACGGACGAACACCATTTGAGACCATAACTCTTTCGTTGGCCTCACTAATGTCTACTAAGTCGATAGTAATATATGGGTACTTCTGTTCCCTAATCTGGATATCTGGCTGCCCAAACCAAACCTCAACAGGACGGGCTGAGTTGCTAGCATCTGCAACTGTTACTCCTTGTAGCTTTGCTTTTAGAGCCTCATCTTCCGCCAGAATAAATGTCACAGCACACCAGCCTTCTTTAGACGAGCATAGGCATCATCAAGAATAACTGCCACTGCTTTGTTTGTGGTGGCGCTATTTCTAGCTATTGGAGTAGGTGGTTTTCCTGGCAGGCCAAATTCCCAGTTAGCAGCTTGTTCACCAACTGTAATTTTTGTACCTGAGATAGATATATCATTCGCTGCATCTACCGGCCATCCTGCTTCCACAGCAGACACTCTAAGTGATTGCTCAGCGATGGGGTATGCTTCTTCTATTGCAGCACGTACCTTTTTAGAAAGAGGAGTACCGGGCACGTTCATAGACATAGTTGTCATAGACACACTCCGCAGGTACTACTCGCAAGGTATTCATAGCCCCGCATGGGCTACATTAATAAGAATACTTTGAAGTTATATACCTGTCTGTATTAACCAGGATTTACTTCTGTCTTTAGTGGTCGAATAACTGGAGGAGTGAAAGTCCCCTTACCACCCCAGGTGCCAACACCAAACTTTCGGAATGGGCCCTTAGCTGAGGTCCAGGAACACAGGGATTGCCAGATAGGAGCATTGTGGTACTTCCAGTAGGCCGTAACCTTAGTACCCTCAAACTTTAGAGCTAGATCGAACTCTACACCAGTAACATCTCCTCCGTCACCAACTACAACTAAAGCAATAGTGTCGAAGTCGTCTCTGGCTTGGATAAACCAAGATGTATCGTTCACTCCACGCTTAAGCTCAATAGCAGCGCGCTGTCCGACATACCCATCACTAGCTGCCGCACATCCCCACAGGAATAACTCTTCATCGTTTGTGGTTCCTGTCACTCTTACAGTTGACTCAATCCAGCAATCGGTTGTTATTCCAGTACTGTTAAGAGCCAAAACCTGATCCGCATCTGTGCTGTCCTGCACAAATCTGCCTGAGGTGTCTACAGTCCATGTGCCGGACACGGCAGTAGTCCATGACGGGATACTACCAGGAATAGGAATTAGGGGCTGATAAAGAGGAGCGGAGTCGTGGTCAACAACTGTGTATTCCCAACCACCGGCAGAATTTAGCCAATAGTAAGCAGTACCTTTGGCATCAACTTCAGTGTCAGTTGTTGTGCCTTGGTTAGGCTGTCCAACCCACCAGACTACCTTTAGGTGGGTGTTAAAGTGGATAGGTACAGAGTCAAAGTAGCGGTACCAGGAATGTCCAGAAGCAGCATGTGTAACACCAGCCCTTCCTGTTGGGTACCCACCAAGAGGCACCGTTCCCCAAGAGCCGTCAAACATATCCTCTCCACCAGAAGTGTGCAGAGAAGGATATGGGTTATTGTCTACGTAGATTAGAAAGTTACCTTCAACTAGCGCACCATCGCCACCGGAGTCACCCTGATATCTAACGTGTACAGCCTCTAGCTGTCCTTCACCGTCTACATCAACAATAGTAATTGGGGTTCTTACTGGCCATTCCTCGTCACCACCAGAAGCAACCTGTGCTTTTAGTTGTGCATTTCCTAGAACTTCAAAATCATCCACTAATGATAGAGTAGCGGCTCCGTAAAAAATAGGCTCAGCCTGTGGAGAAATGTTCTCTACTTCTACTCTAATATACCTCTGGAATGGAACCCACATGTACTTGTACGCGCCAGTAGAAAACTCAAGTTCTTCGGCTCTCGAAGTACGTCCCACTCGGACGTTATTAAAAGGCTCACACATTGGGTAGTAGTAGAAGAAGTCCCCAAGGCTCATTTCTAGGTAAGGATCAGTGGAGTCATCAATATAGATACGGATGACTGACCCACCTTCTTGGAAGTTATCCAAACCTTCTGATTCTGCTCCACCATTGTTAGTGGCCATCCAAATATGCCTTAGTACACCAGGCTGATCCCAAACCTCACACAAAACATTTGGCTTACTTCCAGAGGGTGAAGCTGAAACATTGTGTGCGACACCTAGTTCAAAATAATAGGCGTGGAGACGCTCTCCAGGCTTCTTAGTAGGAAAGCCAGAAGACAAGGACGTAGTAGCTGAATCAGAAGTAGCCGCAGCAGCTTCAATACCATTTTCAATATGGTCAAGTCGGCTTGCTGAGATAGGAGTAGCCTTTGAAGGGAAGTTCTCCCAAGACTGCTTAATGTATGTCATGCTATTGTTCCATCCTCATAGTTTCCTAGTTCTTGTACACCAATAGACGTACCAATAAGATTGGTAGGTGCGTCAGCATTCCACTCGTCATTGTATAGTTCTTCTGGCTTAAGCTGTACTAGATCGACAGTAAGAGTCATGTAGTCATATCCTACCTGTCCTCTAGGGTTAATACGGTTAGGTGCGTAAACCCCATTTCGGAAGATTACCCTATCCTTGATATAAATATCTGGGTTAGTAGTCAACCCAGGAAGTTCTCTTTGTACGTCATCGTAGTTTACAAATAGGCGCAAAACATCGACCATATACAAACCACGGTCGTTATCAAACTGTTGACCTTGAGTAACTAGGGCATTAATGACTGGCAGCGCTACGGGGGCTTTATACGCACGACCACCATCTGGGCTACCAACATCGTACACTGGGTGTACTTCTGTTTGTGTTGGGTCATACCTATACCAGAATACACGCTGTCCTACAGGCCTCTGAAGGTCTCTAGAGATACCATCCCAAATAGAGTGAGTCTCAAACTCCCCATCAAAACGACCTAGAGCGTTGTTTCCTCTCACTGTATCTCACTCTCCATAAGTACTCCGTCAGCAGTGATAATACCGTTTGGGAGACCAGGGTGATCCCACAAGTATGTTATTGGGCCTGTTACTGGTGTACCTCCCCAAATAGCTGGTATTGATCTGGGTGTAATATCAGGGTCACCAAGAACTATGTCATTAATAACAAGGCCTTTGTGGTTTACAGAGGATGTAAGCATTAATCCACCAATGTTAATAGATAAGTAGCTTCATTAAGAATGTCTGTTGGACTGGCGGCGTAGTCCTTCATGGCGAGCATTCGGAAGTCAATGTCGCCCACGTAGCCTCCAGCAACTGTGCCGTGCACCATAATGTCGTATCCAGGAGCATTATAGTTGGCATCCGATGCCGTATTAGTAGGAGTACCAACGGAGACTCCATTATCGTAGAAGTACATTCTAGCAGCATCCACGTCAAATACTATCGTTCTTACATACCAAAGGGAGTCATGATGAGAAGGCACCGATACTACCTTCTCAGACGAAGTACCAGAGGCAAAGTACGCCCAGGAAATTCCTGTGTTTCCTGCTGGCTTTTCTAAAATAGCCCATCCTGGGTATCCATAGTCCGCACGAATTCGGCTGACAACAGCAGGGTAATTAATACTTGGGGGGGTGTTGGAGCGGTACATTATAGTTACAGTGAACGAGCCAACATTTAAGACAGCATCATCATGTACAACTAGGTATTGGGCACCCGTAAAGCTCAATGTACCATCAAGGTTAACAGTTGGATCGTTGGTGTCAACACCACTAGTACTACCTAGTTGTGCAGTTAGCAACCCAGTTGCTGTTCCACTGTTAGGAATCAACTGTCCTGATAGATTCACTGAGTCTACAATAAGCATAGAGGTATTCAAAACAAGCTCTCCTGGCGGTATACTAATAGAAGGCTTACCAGAAGCCACAATTCCTAAAGTGCTTGGCATTATTCTGCCGCCAAATCGCCCATAATCCAATAGGTTTCAATACCCATGTACACAATAGAGGCTACTGAATACTGCGCCCTAGTAGTTGCTGTAGGAGTAGCCCAAATTACGGTACCGTCTGTTACAAAGTTAATCTGTCCTTCTCCTACCTGTCCAATATCAATTCTTTGGCCGTTAAGAATTCCAAGACTATCGGAGATAGTGCATGTTACTGTCACGTCGCTATCTACTGTTAGGAACTTGCCAACATCTGAAGCGCTAATAGAAAAGTCTGTGTTCCTTGATGTTAGTGTCTGGGCAGTAGACCAATCTCCATCTACACCATCTTGTCCATTGGTCCCATTGGTGCCGTTAGTTCCGTTATTGCCTGCTGGACCACGTTCACCTTGTGGACCTGCGATACCGCCATACTCAAGATCGTTCCAAGCAGTCACCCCATCGCCGAACTTCAACTGTAGAGTATCTGTCTCAATACCCATTTCACGTTCAGCTAGAACAGGGTTAGCCTCTTCCCACTCAGCAGCAGTTCCGCCACGGAACTGAATTTGTACTGCCATTATGGACCTCCACCGTCTATATTTTCTTCAATGCCGCCGTAAACTGAGAATGGTGTACCTGCGTCTATGTTGTATTTGGTGCTAGCTAGAGGCAAAATGAAATCAAATACTGCATCGTGCGTATCACCAGAGTTTGTAACCTCAGCGTCTGCTCCAGGCTCTCCTGTTGTTACAGTGCCTACAGCTATTGTCGCTGTATCTCCTTTGATTCCAGTACTAATCTCAATAGTCTGTGGCTCTTGTGGGGTGATAATTATCTGATCAGACATACTTGTGATCCTTGTCGCCTTCTAGACCATACCTACGTGCATCAGAAGTATGATAAGTACTGCTTCCATCGTTGTGAGTAGCCTTGAAAATCGGCCCCTCTCCATGGAGACCTTGATGAGAGTACTCAAGCTTGTGACGTGAAGGCGTAGGACATGCTAGACACTCAGCCGTAAACTGTGTTCCCGCTTCCATTATTTACTCCTATACATGGGTGATCTGCCTCTTTGCGAATACAGCACCAGTTAGATATGTGTACTCCTTGCCAGAAGGAGGAGTAACTTGCAAATCCCAGTAAGACTTGATAGGGAACTTTACAGTTTGGTCTGTGGTTAATGATAGTTTCACAACTCCAGTAGCCGCAGAAATAACTGTAACAGCGAACTCTGCTACCACAGCAGCAGACTCTGGGTAGAGACGAGCCTGAGCCTTTAGAGTATGGCCTGTTAGGTCCATAGGGAAGTCAATTTCAACCTCCCACGCATCACCCTGAGTGAATACAATGTCGTAGATAGATGCAGACTGCGGTACTGGCTCTGCTCCATAAGTAGGAAGAGGGAGGTAAGCACGTTGAGGCTGACTACGGTCATCTACTTCTTGAGGAATGTAAACAGGAACGTAGCGATTTGTGGTGCGGGAAATACGACGAAATGTGAATACCTCAATCTTCTGTAGGCCGATATTAAGTGCCTTAGAAAGATCGTCGTATTGTACCTTACGAGCCTGTGCCATGTTGTAAAGCTGGCCATAGCGCTCAGACCGTGGTATAGACACACCATCTGGAGTCTGAATGTCGATATCAAATGAAGAGTCAGTAGCTAGAACCATTAGCGCTTTATACGTTGCCCACAAAGCCACTGGGTATTCTTCAACTGCTGGCAGGTTAGTAATATTTACTTGACGACCAAAAGCATCTGTCTTCAAGTACGTATGCTCAGCCACCGCTGCGGTTACTAAACTCTCTAGTTCGGTATCAGTGAAGAATCTAAAGTGTGACCCTGTAACAAGAATAGTATCACCGTCAGTTGGGGCCGAATCAAAAATTAATGTGCCTGTTGATTCCTCTACTAGGTAATCATCCTCATCTACTAATGAACCATCAACGTACACAACTACTGTACTAGCAAGTACCGGCGACCAAGGAATCTGGTAACGGTTAACTCCGTCTACGGCTGTGGTTGGCCAGGAAAAGGTCTTAGCCGTGTCACCAAGCTCTAGGCGAACACGGTCTACAAGGCTGGTGATAGTAGCCAAAAGTACCTCCAGGGTTAACTAAATCATCTCGTACCTATTAGTATTTGTCCCAGTAAACGACAATAGCCCCCGAAGGGGCTACGTCGGGCTGAGATGGAGATTATAGGTAAAGGTACCCAATGCTCTCTAGGTGACCAGCAAGTTCCTTAGATACACGGTACTTACGGCCAGCAATGAATGAATACTCATTACCTACACCATAGACCATTGTAGGAATGTCAGCGAGTAGGCGAACTACAACCGAGTCATCCTCAAGAGTGATTTCAGTGTCAACCACTACCTCATCTGTAACAACAGGCGCAACCTCTTCAGCAGGCTGTAATACAGACGGATCAAGAATCTCGTCAACGACCTCTACCTCATTTAGTACTGAGGGGTCAAACACAAGGTTCTCGTTCTCGAAGGCTTCCTTAGCAGCAATAGTGCTAATCTCTTCTGCGCGCTCTTTTACAAGAGTCTCGTTCTTCTTAATTTCTCTCGCCCTAGCTACTCCTGTAGCATCTGTAGGACGGGGCTTTGCAGCAGGCATATTGTTTTCCTAAATGTTAGTGACCGGAAGAAACAGTGGGGAGCACCTTGGATGATGCCCCCCACTGGGTGGTACAGGTTAGTTCGTTAGAACCTTAACGATAGCCTGGTCAGTAATAATACCCTGGCCCCAGATACCGTAGTAAGCGATAGCGTGCTCACGACCGAAGTCAAGAACGCCGCCGTCACGTAGCTCTACGGGTAGAGAGATAGCGTGACCAAATGCGTTGTCACCGATTACAGTAGCCTCATAAACTGAAGCACCGTTAGCAGTAACGAAGCCTGACTCCCAAGGAGCCTTATCGTTAGTAGCGTCAGCCTGACCATGGCGAACCTGAGTGGTCTCGATGAACACTACGTCGTATAGACGACCGATCTCACCTAGCATGAAGTTACCAGGAGCAGCGTACTTTGTTACCTCAATGAACTCAGGAACGTCACGAAGACGACGGCTCTGGTGAGGGTGGACAAAGGCAACGTAGGTCTCACCAAGGCGAGGAACGTTACGAGACGCAAGTGTCTCTACAGCATCCTTAACAGCATGTGTTGATAGGTAGAAGGTAGCATTGGCGGTGGTAACAGTTCCCTGTGTACCAAGAGTACCGTATGCGTACCAGTCGTTAACTCCGGAAAGAGCTGAACGATCGTATCCGAAAATCTTAGAGGTAGCACCACCAAGAGTATCGCGGCTCTGGTTGTCAAGGTACTGAGCCATGTTACGGCCTAGTAGTCGAGAAGCAGAAGCCATAACGTCATCAAATGATGCGTTAAGTAGAAGCTCAGATACAGCCAGAGCGTCACCGTGTTCTGCAACGGTAATAACGATCTGCTCTGCGGTCAGAGACTTGGTGGTCATACGCACACCTTCAGTCAGCGGTGCTGTTGGAGGTGTCATGTTAATGTAACGCATGAAGTTGATGGTCAAACCAGGTGCAACACCAAGCTCAGTCTTCTTTACAGCAAACTGCTCGTAACGAAGAATAGGCATAGCCTGGAACAGAATTTCCTTTGACCAAATGGTCTGGATAGCCTGTGTAAGCTGTGAGTTGGACCCAGCGTAAGCAGTTGGGGAACCGGCTAGTGAGCCAGTACCTGTAATTGCTGATGGCATAGGAGTGTTCCTTTCGAGAACATAGATTTACAAGAGGGTTTTTTCTTAACCGAACATTCCCTGACTACTTCGACCGTTTCCGATCAAGTTTGGTCTATTCTTCGCATAGGTGGCCAAATCCATGGCAGCAAGCTGCTCATCTGTAAACTGTTTGTTGTCCGAATTATTATCCAAAGGTCCGTTTGCTGGGTACGTTACTCGCGCACCTGGCATTTGCTGTCGTGCAGCCTGTGTAGCCTGCGCAACACTGTCAACGATTCTATTTGATCGTTCGACAAGATTTTGAATGCTAGCGTCAATCTCTTCACGGGAGTTGCCCGCTACTAGATCACGTAGCTCAGGCATAATCGCGTCCACATTGGCATCAAGTGCCTGCTGCTTATACGCCTGAAGTTCTTGGTACTGCTGCTCCATCTGAAGGAGCTGAAGTGAGCGGTTACGCTCTGCTTCGGCCTCAGCAATTGCCTGAGCCTGAGCATTGAAACGGTTTTCCCACTCTTGTTCCTTAGCAAGGATTAACTCCTTGGCGCTCATTTCTGCTTCGCGTAGTCTCTGTGCCTCAGCCTCAGCCTCAGCCTGTGCTCTTGCTGCTGCTTGCTGTCTTGCGGCTTCCTGCTCTGCAAACGCCTTGTTTTCCTGCTTAAGTCTTTCAATCTCTGGGTAAAGCTTATTCTTTTCCTGCTCACGTACTCTGGCTAGGTCAGCCTCTGTGAACTTAGGAGCGGCTGGCTCTTCTGGGAGTGTTACGTGGGGGGGAGTTCCTACTGGCTGACTTTCTACTACACCGGTTGCGAACTGCTCTACTGATTCCTCGCTATTAGTTGGAGGAATAGGAGCGAATGTTGGAACTGACATGCGGTTGTCCTATCAAAGGGTTAGTTGTCCGTTTGCCCGAATGGGCGTATCTCGTACTATTAAGTAAACTGTACTGTCTTCTATACGTCTCATTAAACTCTTAAAAACCTTTTAAAGTTTTTCTGAAGCAGAGTCGCCTTCAGAATTAATCTGTCTAGAAGGTAGTTTTGTACCGTAAGCCATGGTAACAAGCTGCTCTTGAACACCGACCTGAATGTTAGGATCAAGCATCTGTGGAGCCGCAACTGGGTTGCCCATATCATCCACGCCGCCGTCAACTGGCATACCTGGCTGCCCGTCCTGACCAGGCATAAACCCAGTAAGTTCAGCAATTTCTGCCTGAATGGTTGCGTTAAGAAGAGCAAGAGCACCAGCAGCAGTAGCGTCTTCCATCATCTCCTTGCGGATTTCTTGTAGCTTCTCTTCTGGGAACTCTTCTCCAAGGGCACGTAGAGCACCTTCCTTAGATTCAAGGTCCATAGAAATCTTCATAGAAATTTCGTTAAGAAGAACAAGCTGGTCAAGAGGCAGAGGAGTTGGAAAGGTTGGATAAGTAATGTACGTAATAGGGTCGTTAGGATCAAGCTTGTCTAACTGACCTTCCTTTAGTGGACCGTCAGTTTCTGGATCGTAGACGAACGACTCTGGTTCCTTTACCGCCAAGGTACGAAGGATAAGCTCATTAATCCTCTTCAAGCCCTTAGTGTACTGAATAACCTTCTGCTGATGGCGATTCATTAGGGGCTGGAACTGGATAGAAAGAGCAACACCAGAGGTGTTAGAAATAGGCTGCATCTGACCTAGGGCTGTCTCAGGTACACCAGTAAGTTCGTGCATGGCACGCTTTAGCTGTTCTAGGTACTTAAGAGCTAGATCAAGACCCTGCGCTCCACCCTCAAGGTTCTCTACCTTTGCATCCTTAGGAAGCCCACCCCAAACTTTCTTAGCACCACGCTCTAGCTGAGAAGCCTT